GCTAGACCAGGCGTTCTACGGCGAAGTCTTCAAGCGTGACCCGATCACAGGTGCCTACATCAACGAAGCTGCTAGAAACACGGTTCTCAAGGGCCAGTCTGCTGCAGAAATCCGGAATAACGCCAGGGCGATGTTTACCACAGCCAGCGATGACGATATTGAGAACATCCTTAGCGGGAAAACCACATACGAAGACTTTGACCGGTCTATCCGCAACACGGCCAAGGCCGTTTACGGGAACTGGGCTTCGATGCTTGACGACCCGGCGATGACAATGGAGAAGATTGTCAGGCCGTGGCAGGAAATGGCTGGTTCGGTTCTAGAAATGGACCCAAGCCAGATCGACATGACCCGCCCAGAGTTCCAGGCTGCATACAACACAACTGATGCTACCGGCAACCCCAAAGCACTTTCTCTCGGTGAGTGGTATGTCAAACTGAGAAGCGACCCCACATACAAATGGGAGAAAACCACACAGGCCAAGTCCGAAGCCCGAGACTTGGCATTCAACCTGGCTAAAGTATTTGGAAAGATCGTCTAATGGCAGAATCGACAGAACCAGACGCAAAAGACATCCTGAGGAAACTTCTTCAGCAGAACCAGCTTGAAGGGCTTTTCGATGACATTTGGTCTGGGTTGGCACAGACAAAGATCACACCTGATATGTCCATCGACCAGATCGGGTTCATGATCAAGGATACGCAAGCCTACAAAGACCGCTTTGCGGGCAACGTAGCGCTAGCCAGCAAAGGCAAGGGCGAGTATTCGATCAGCGAGTATCTGTCTTTGGAGAAGCAGTACAAGAACGCTATCCAGGGCAGCGGCATCCCAGCCGACTGGTATGACAAGCCCGACGACTACGCAAAGTTCATCGGTGGTGAGATTTCCGTTGCCGAGGTCAAGGACCGCGTGACCCAAGGTTTTGCGGCAGTCCAGAATGGCGACCCCGAGATTCTCCGGCAACTTCGGACCTTCTACCCGGACGTGAACAACGGCGACCTTGCTGCTTTCTTCCTGGACCCGACAGTCGGTACGGACATCATTCTCAATAAGGCCAGGGCGGCGCAGATCGGTGCTACCGCTGTCACGCAAGCCGGGTTCCAGCTCAGCCAGCAGGAGGCAGAGTCGATCCGCCAGCAAAACCTTTCGCAGGCGCGCATCGAACAGGGTTTCCAGCAAATCGGCATGGAAGAAAACTTGTATCAGCCGCTCATGCAAGGTGAAGAACAGCTCGGCCGCGAAACAATCCTTGGGGCTGGGTTGGGCACAAACGCTGCCGCTGCACAGCGGGTTGCACAGCGTCGTCGCCAACGCCAAGCAGAGTTTGAAGCTGGCGGTGGGCTGATTGCTGGACAGGCTGGTGTTGCCGGTCTCAGGAGCGCTCAACAATAAAAGTTGACAAGAGGACTAGAACTTTGTTTTGATGTCCTTGATCCCGATGGGAGGAACCGGCTAGCAAGCCCCCATAGCTAGTCGCGCACAAACTGGGGTGTACCAAAACCTAACGCAGCCACCCGGGTCCTCCGCTTGGGTGTGGGCAGAAACGGAGAGTGCCATATGTCAGAGTACGACGATGAGTTCTACGAAGACGACGACCAACCGCAGGAATCCAACCCCGTAAGGGCGAGGATGAAGCAGCTTGAGAAAGAAGCCAAGGACTTGCGAAAGCAGGTGGCTGAAGCCCAAGCAGCCCAGAAGGAATTGGCTTTTGCGAAGGCAGGCATCGACCTGAATTCCCCAATGGCCAAGTACTTCGTCAAGGGCTACGACGGCGAACTTACTCCAGAGGCGATCCGGATGGCCGCAGAAGAAGCACAGTTGGTAGCACCCCAGAAGCAAGTTGAGGACACGGACAAGGCCGGTTGGCAGGAATCTAACAAGATTGCCAGCGGAGCCGTAACCGCCCCCAACGTACCTTCATGGATTGACCGCATCAACGAAGCCAATTCTGAGTCAGAACTCCTTGAAATCTTTGCAGAGGCACAAGCACAAGGAATCGACCTCTCACAAGTTTAAGGATTTAAAATGGCTGATTTTTACAGCAACATGACCAAGACTGGCAACCTTTCGGTTGACCAGACCGCATTTGAGAAGCTGGCGTACTTCGCACTCCGCCCGGAGCTGTACTACGACCAGTTCGCAGATGTCCAGGCGACGAATGCAACGAACCCCGGCGCAACGGTGACCTTCACCAAGTTCGCTGACCTTGCTGCTGCCACCTCCCCGCTTAACGAAGGTGAAGATGTCACCCCTGTCGCCCTGAGCGACAGCCAGGTATCCGTCACCCTCTACGAGTACGGCAACGCATCGGTCACGACCGCCAAGGTCCGTGCTACCTCGTTCCTCCCCGTGGACCCGGTTGCCGCCAACATCGTTGGCTACAACGCTGGTATTTCCATTGACACCGTTTGCCGCAACGTCGTGCAGGCTGGTGACAATGTGATCTACGCCACGGGCGGTGCCACCGACCCGTCGTCCCGCACGACCATCAATAGCGATGACACCCTCACCGCCAACGATGTTCGCAAGGTTGTGGCCCAGCTCCGCAAGGCAAACGTCCCGACCATCGGAGGCTCGTATGTTGGCTTCATCCACCCGGATGTGTCCTACGACTTCCGTTCGGACACCGATGCCGCTGCGTGGCGTACCCCGGCCAACTACGTCAATCCTGCTGGCATCTACAACGGTGAAATCGGAATGTTCGAAGGTGTTCGCTTCATTGAGTCGCCCCGCGCGCCGCTCTTTGAGAACGCCTCCGACAACTCCGGTTCGACCGGCACCATTGATGTCTACGGAACCCTCATCATGGGCCGTCAGGCGCTCGCCAAGGGCGTGTCGCTCGGCGGTGAGTACGGCGCACAGCCGACCATGGTGTACGGCACCGTGACCGACCTGCTCAAGCGTTTCCGCCCGGTTGGCTGGAAGCACTTCGTCGGCTACGGCGTGTTCCGTCAGGAAGCGCTCCGTCGCATTGAGTCGGCCTCGTCCATCGGAGCTAACGCCTAGTTTCCTCCGACAAGGAAGCACAAGCCCTCTCCGATTTGCGTCGGAGGGGGCTTTGTGTTTTACTGACGTTGTGGGGCCGAGAGAAAACGGTTATACTCCACAACTGGTAATAAAGACCCCCCGTTTCGTGGTTGTTGCGGGGGGTCTTTGTTATAGTCAGAACATGGCTGTTTTTAAACCCCCAACAGACAATTTCGTCACATGGAACAGGCCAGACGAAGAAGGTATTTTTGCTTACCTCATGCCTGGTCCAAGGGGTCGTAACGTTTTCAAGATGCTTGACGGTTCTTTCCAGGAGAGCGAGCCGAGCGATCCAGAAACAATTGCGCACACCTACCACGGTGGGCACATCCACGAATTGACAGCCCAGGAAGAAGCTGACCTGCGGGCAGCTGGGTATGGGGACTACATCGAATGAAACACGCAGAGGTGCATCCGTCCCTGGATGTCGAAGGGTGCTTTGGCTGCAAGGTGTCTGGGGTGAGGATGGGGATGAATACGACCACCACCCGTGGGGCTGCTGTTAGCGAAATTGCTAACACCGAACGTCGTTGGAATGCTGATATGCCCGCCTACAAGCGCCTGCGTCAACAGGGGCTACAGCCTCGCAGCGTCGATGGGGCAGCGTTTGTAGAGAAACACGCCGAGCATCGCTGGCAGGTCGAAGGAGCTGCTGCAGCCCCGTCAGAATGACCAACTACCAGCATTGGCATGGGTTCGATGACCCCAAGTATGGGTATGGTCGGCAGACCACTGGGTTTATCAACCATCTGCCGCCAGGTGTAAAGCTGGACCCCCACGCATCGGTGTCTGTGTGGCACGGACAGCCGCAGTACAACAAGGGCTGGTACAAAGGCCAGTACCGTGTTTGTTTCACGATGTTTGAAACTGACAAGGTACCGGCAGATGTCACCCGCTATCTACCGCTGTTTGACCAGATCATTGTCCCCTGCGAGCACAACGTGGAACTTTTTTCTAGGTACCACAAGAATGTCGTCAAGGTCCAGGAGGGCGTAGACCTCGACCTGTTCAAGCCCACGCCAGCACCACGCCTAGATAGGTTCCAATTCCGTGCAGGTGGATCCTGCTGGGCCAGGAAAGGCATCGACATTACCATTGCCGCCTTTCGCAAATTAAACCTTCCCGACGCAGACTTGAGAATCAAAATTTCCCCCGCTGCAAGAGACATCCCAGATAAAAGGGACTTTGGCTCGAATGTCTACTTGGATCAGGGCTGGATGACCGACGAAGAACAGATATTGTGGTTCGCTCAATCTGACTGCTTTATCGCGGCGTCCAGGGGTGAGGGCTGGGGGCTTATGCCACTCCAGACCATTGCTATGGGAATCCCGACAATAGTTTCACTATCAACTGGCCATCTGGAGTTT